AGGGTAAGGAGCGGACCTCTGTAGTATTTCCTCGCCAACAAAAGAAAATAAAAAAAACTATAAACTACGAGGAAAAAATCGGTCTCTGTTCGTTACAGAGGCTGTGTCGAAGAGACAGGTGGGCCTTGGCCCACGGCTGCTCGTCAATTAAGCGCAACTTGCCGAAAAGTTGCCGCTGGCACACTCCCTCCGCGCGTAAAGCATGGGAAGCTAACGCGTGCTCTCAACCCCCCCCCCCATCTTCCGGTTATCTTCAACACGTCCGGCGTGTTGTAACCGACTCTTTCCGTCCTGGTTGGGACAGGAACTACCATTCCTTCGTCGGGAATCATGTTCCTAATCCCTCCTCCCGCGCCTGTAAAGGTCGTGCGGATGCCCTTTGGGCTGGACGTAGATCGGAGTTTATTACCGCTACTACCAGTGAGATGGAGGTCACTCCTCCAGAGCTCACGGGGCGGTACAAAGATATCCTTTCCGCGGGCAAGACCCGTCCCATGCTCATCTTCGATGAGTCTGTGGAACTTCTTGCGCCATTGCATAAGCTATTGTATTCACATTTAGCTAAGCAAAGCTGGATTCTTTGCGGTCCTCCGACCGAAGAAAAGATGGCATCTGTCCTTGTGAACGCCTACCAGACCTCGGTGGATCTGGTTGCGGCAACCGACGGCCTTGACCTTACGGTCTCTCAGGCAATTCTCGATTCCTTGTTCTTCACTTCAGTGAAGATCCCTCGTACTCTTAGAGCGTTCGCTAAGAGTTCCTTGTATCCAAGCTTCTTGGATTCGAGGGGAGAAGTATCGAGAGTCAGTCATGGACAGATGCAGGGAGCCTACCTCTCCTTTCCATTACTCTGTATCCACTCTTACTGTGCCGCCTCCTGGGCGGCACGGGGTGAGCCGGAAGCACGATTCCTCGTCAACGGTGATGACACTGTCATTTCTGCCGGACGGGTTATTGGCGTGCAGGACTATCCTCCGGGATACCGACTCAACGCTAGTAAGACAATTCGTGCTGAAAATGTTGCCGAGCTCAACTCGACCGTTTTCTTAAGGAGTGGTGGAAGATGGCGCGAAATACGCCATCTTCGGAGAGGAGGAGCGGTTGCCGATTACCCAGGGATGATCCACATGGCGGAAGCCGTGATGGTGACTCCCGGGTTCGTGGACGCCTTTCAAAGGTGTCGAATCGGCCGCCGCTGGGGTTTCCTCCCCAGCCAACTTGGTCATACGACCTATCCCTCTTACAAGCGAGAGAGGGGCCTCAGGGTGCGTCGGTTTTGGACGCCCTTGCCGGAACCATCGGATGATGTTGTGTTCCCTGAGGAGTTGGTTAGGATCACCGGAAGGGATCCTACGCCCGTGGAGGCAGAAGCCTTGCGAGTTGTCATGTGGAGACACGGGCGCTGGGGAGGTTCGAAGAGAGACGTATTTTCTCCGTCCTGCGGGAAAGTACGTCGGAGTTATCGTTACAGGGTCCAGCCCTGTAAGTCGTACTTGAGTTTTGTCGGCTCAAGGCGGCCAAAGTTATCCTCCCTTTGCGAAAAGGAGGGGGGCATGAATTTGGTTCCGACCACTTTTGTGTCTGACGAGGAATCGAGGGGGCTAGAAGGCCTTGAACAGTTCCGGAAGAACTGGGATAGGGGCTTTATCTCCGATGGAGACTAAGCACTGGACTTCTAGCGATGAGATCCGTGGGTCTCAAATCGTTTCTGGCTGGTCGCAGCGGAAACCTAGCACTGGGCTCCGGCTACCGTCTCCTTCCCCGTCGGGGTTGGGCGGAGGCTGGCTACCCGAAGACGAGGTCGTAATCCAGCTCAACACGTAAGTGCCAGAATCCATGGCTAGCCACGCAAGTGGTAAGGAAGTTCGGGGGGTAATGGTCCCGAACCTGTGAGCGCTCGTCGCACCCGAGGATAGGGGGTGCAATTCCCTTAATCCACGGGGTCGGAGTCAAAGAAGGTGAAAGTTGTCGCGGGGTAGATTCCAGATCTACAGGGCGACCAGGGGTGTATTGCTTACCACCGCCGGGGTGGGTGCAATCGCGAGCGGAAGGGTACCGCAGTAGTTTGAAACCTAGCGTTGTGACGGGCTTCGGTCATGTGTCACGCCCCTCCGGGGGGCTAGTTAGTAGGGCAGTCGCGGTACCCGCCCGCGTTAGCT